GTTTTGCCAGCCTCTAAACCAACACCACTTGCACAAACACTTTTTAAACACTTAATTTTCATAAAAAAAAGGGGTAGGTAGCTACCCCATATAGTAAACCAATTATGTGGTTACGTCTAAGATTGCAGCAAATGACTGTGCGTGACGAACAGCAACATCAAATGCAACTACACCTTTAACAGATGTTAAGTTCTTTGCAAAGTCATCAGAATCTTCACCAACAGTTATTTCAATACCTGATCCGAATAGACCTAAGATTGCCTGTGAGAAGTCACCCATAACAACAGCAGAACATTCACCACTAGTACTACCTTTTGTAAGGTTGCTAGGTACTTGGTTAGTCATTGCTAAAGGATAACCGTTAACTGCTAATGGTGTACCGCCTCTACCAATCGCTGTAAGATCAGTATTAACTAAGAAAGCACCATCAGTTGCACTAGACCCGCCTGCTCTTAGTTTCTTTAATGCACCAATAACTTTAGCGTTTGTTACATAAGAAATAGAATCAGCGTTAACACCTGCATTATCTTCCATAATTGCAGTTTCTAGATCTACTAATGCTTCTACTGTGATAGCACCACCATTAGTACCCATAGCTACACTTCCGATTCCCGAAGTCTGCATAATACCTGTAGGCTGTCCTGATGAACCAGTACCATTAAGGATACCTAAGTCAATTCCAACGTTGATCCCCGCTTGGAGGTCTGACCTCACGAGTTCTTCAATTCCAGGAGTTGCTTGAATAAGCATATTTCTAGAATACTTAGACAATGTACCAAGAGTTTTAGGTGTCATTGTGACCTGATCAAATGTTGATTCAGCCTGTGATAATGCACCTGTCTCTGATGATAGATAACCAGTAGAAGCAACGCCTGATCTTCTAGGAATAGCGACATCACCAATTAAACCTGATAATGTTTGTACACCTAGACCAACCATGACAGTACTATTACGCAATGCCTCGATGAAGTCATCAGCCATTAAATCAGTGGCAACTATGTTACCCCCTGTAGTAGCACCTGATGTTACATAAGTCGCTCTTTTTGCTAATGCTCCAAAAGGTACAAATAATGATCTACCGCTGTTTGATCTTTGAGAATCTTTAGCAATTTGCTGTGAAATCTCTCTAGCAAAACCACTTGCAGAGTTAGACCAATCATCTGTAAGAAGTCCTCTTAGACCAGATGTAATTTTATAGTCTCTTGCATATCTCTCTCTTTCTTTTGGAGATAGTTGCTCTTCAATAG